GGTAAGTGGGTCCCTTATTATAATATATATATTAATACTTCTATATAATATATATTATATATATAATATTAATATATCTTTATCTGTTTCTTTATCTATATCTAGTTCCATTTAGCAAAATATTGTGTAAGAATGCTAAAATATATGCTAAACGATTGATATCTTTAAAAAGTGTACAGTCTAGACCCCCCAATATGGTATAATATTAGTAAAGATTCGGGGCGCGTGTCGGCACATCTCTCCCCTCGATAGAGGGTCCCTTCTCCCTTTCTGCTGACACGGCCCCACCTTTAAACTATGGAGAATAAAAATGTCAAAAAATGGCGGTAGCGCTGGCAAAGGTAACGCAGGAAATCCGCGATAATGGCTGCAAATCCGGTTAAACGTAGGCATGGCCAAGAAGTGCACAAAAGTGTATGGACTACAGCCAACAAGAAAAAAGTTGTTGAGATGTTCGGGGCAGGAGCAACCGTAATTGAGGTATGCAGGTTCCTGGGCATCCATAAAGCTACGTTCTACCGGTGGCTCAAGGATGAGCGCAAGAGTGATTTCCAGCGTACTATTGAGCTGGGTATCCAAGCATCAGAAGCGCATTGGATTCAGGTAGGTAGGGATAATCTGGAAAACAAATCCTTTAATACCTCCCTGTATGCATTTATGATGGTCAACAAGTTTAACTATCGTTCCACCTATTCCAAACAGGAAGTGGACAAAACTGAAACAAAGAAAACTACAGTTGAAGTCAAGAAGGCCGTTGATGTCGAGTCTATCATTGATAAACTGCAAGAAAGCATGGAGGAGAAGCCTGAGCTTCTAAACTAATATGCCTAAAGTAGGAACCAAAAAATTCGCGTATACCAAGGCTGGAATGAAGAAGGCAAAGCAATACGCTAAGACAAGCGGCAAGAAGGTCCAGAAGAAGCCTTCTAAGGGGTACTGATATGCCTGGGTATGATGGCGGAGGATGGGGTGGTGACGCTCCTGGTGAAGCCGATTATGGCGCGGGGATGGGCACGAAAGGTGCAGCTGCGGCAGATCATTCTATCGGTACAGGTGCAGGCGGAGATGGAAGGGCAATGTCCCAAGAAGCTTTTGAGGCAGCTATTGCTCAAGCTCTTGGACAAACAAGAACAGAGCAAGAGCGAGAGATGGACGCTGCTTACTATGGGGTAACTATAGACGAAAGCCAGTTTGATGATCCATCTAATACAAATCCTGCTCTAGACCCTGAAGCTTTTAGAGAGAAAGAAAGGGCATTAATGGGGGCAACTCTTGGTGACCCAGCTGCCACAACATTAGATGATCCTCAAGGAACTGAAGAAGGTCTGGCAGCAGCTCAAAAGGCTGTGGATGCTATGGATGGAATAAGAGGAGTAGTAACTGACATTAAACCATCACCGCTTGCTCATTTGTCTACATATCATGGACAAAATACGCGTAACTTTAATACAACTGGTTTTGACCCATCCAGATCAACTGGATTACATGATCCACAAGGAACTGAAGCAGGTCTTAGAGCGGCTCAAGCAGTAGAACGCTCCATGAATTTAGGTAAGAGGGCTAGAGGAGCGAGGAACCCAGGCAAAGTAGCGCAGAATAATCTTGCAGACCTTAAATCGAAAAAAGCTTATTTAGATGAAGTAGAAGAACGAGAAAAAAGAGTAACAGAACTTGAGGCTATAAAGAATAGAACTCGTAAAGAGCAGAATGAATTGAACAACTTGAAAAGCCTGATAAACAAGCATAAGATGACAGATAGGTATAGCACTGCGTATGAAACTGTGTATGGAACTTCTCCTTTGGGTCAAGCAGTTAAAGTTATGGCCCCTCTTGGTATGGGAATGTGGGGACCAAGAGTATCACAGGCTTTCATAGACAGAGGATTTATAGATGATCGGTCCTTTGATGACGTATCGTTTGAAATAGAAAATAACGTTAATAGGCCTGATTCATTTTTAGAAAATTATATTAATAACCTTCCAGCTGATGAGCCTTGGATGAAAGGCCTTAACGAAAGACAGATTCAATACTATCTTGATAGACCATCAGAATTAGAATGGGTTCGTAATTTGTGGAATGAAATGAACCCTAGTTAGGTGTGCAAACGGTGTAACAATGGAGAAAAAAATGGTAACAAATCAATTACGGGCTATGGACCGAATGTTTGAGCGCATGATGGGTATGACGGGTCACCGCTCCCCGCTTGCAATGGTTGAATCAGCAATGGACAGGATGGAGTCGGCACTTAGCTCGATTCCAACTAATGGTGAACAATTCACGGTATGGAAGCTTACTCCTACGAAGTATAGGACAGAGCTTCAAGAGGATGGTTCCATCCTGTTCAAAGTTGTACCAGAGGGCGAGTTCTCTGATGAACTAAAAGGTCCAGACATAAAAAAAGATGCCGATAAAGAGGTGTAATCTAAAAAGCGGCAAAAAAGGTTACAAGTGGGGTGACAAAGGAAAATGTCACCCCACTCGTGCTCAAGCCGAAAAACAAGCAGCCGCAGCATACGCGTCTGGATATAAGAAAAAGTGATACCTGAGATAGCTAATGATGTATATGCCGATACTAAAAATGCAGAAGCAGCAATTGCTCTTGCTAGTTGGGCGCAAACTGCTGAGTACGATCAAGTGGTTGCTGCATATGCTGAGTGTCACCTTGATCCTAATCTTGATGATACCTTTATTCGTACTCTTGGGCAGCTTGACAGGTATTATCTTGGCGTTTTTCTATGCAACCGTCACGACATGTTACATCCGTGGGTGTATGAAAGATGCCGTGATGTCGAAAGTGAAAGAGATAGAAGACTCGACCTATGGGCGCGTTTTCACTATAAAAGTACTATAATAACTTTTCTTGGTTGTGTACAAGAAATATTATGTAATCCAGATATAACGATAGGTATTTTATCTTATTCTGCTAAGCAGGCAAAGCCATTCCTTAGGCAGATAATGCAGGAGCTTGAATCAAACGAGAAACTGCAAGGGTTGTATCCTGACATACTATATGAGAAGCCAAAGCAATATGCTCCTAAGTGGGCTGAAAACGAAGGCTTATGCGTAAAAAGAAAATCTAATCCAAAAGAGCAGACAGTCGAAGCTCATGGATTGGTAGACGGCCAACCTACAGGTAGACACTTTAGCCTTATTGTGTATGATGACGTAGTTGTTCAGGAAAGTGTGTCCACTCCAGAACAGATTGCAAAGACCACAACACAATGGGAGCTATCACTAAACCTTGGCTCAACGCATAACCCTAGATACCAGTATGCTGGAACCAGGTATTCTTATGGTGATACGTACGGAACCATTTTGCAAAGAGCAGCGGTAAAACCTAGAATACACACTGCTACTCATAACGGCCAGATGGATGGCATACCAGTATTCCTTGAAGAGGAACGCTGGGAAGAAATTAAAAAAACAACCTCTACCTATACAGTAGCTTGTCAGCAGTTATTAAATCCAATTGCTGGTAGCGATGTAGCATTTAAAGATGAGTGGTGGAGGGAATGGGAGGTTAGGCCTTACACAATGAATGTGTATATTATGGTCGATCCTGCCAGCTCTAAAAAGAAAGAGTCTAACAGAACAGCGATGTGCGTAGTTGGCGTAGATGCTAACTATAATAAGTTTTTGCTTGATGGAGTTTGTCATAGACTTAGTCTTTCAGAAAGATGGGACTTTCTTAAAAAGTTAAGAGCAAAATGGAAGAGAGCGCCTGGAGTAAGAGAAGTAAAAGTAGGTTACGAAAGATACGGCGCTCAAAGCGACATAGAGCATTTTCAAGAGATGATGCGTATAGAGGGTAGCAACTTTCCTATATACGAATTAAACTGGGTAGGCGGCGGAGGCTCGCAGTCCAAAAAAGATAGGATACAAAGATTAGAACCAGATTTAAAGGACGGTTCTTTCTTTTGGCCATACCCGACAGATAAAAAGATGCTTACATCTTTGCAAATGGAACTTGTTGACAGAAAACAAGAGTTCCTTATATCCAAAAAAATTATGTGCAAAGATGAAAACGATAGGCTTTATGACTTAACGAAGTGGGTAAAAGATAACGAATATAATCTTTTCCCTACCATTCACCCAGACTTTTTAGATGCTTTATCTAGAATATATGATATAGATGCTACACCTCCAATTATCAGGTCTTATAGACAATTGGAACCAGAAGCAGAGGCGGCGTATTAATGGCAAGAACTAAAAGAGTAGGAAGAAAAACGTATCGTCCTAGGCGTGTTGCCTACCAAATGACAAGCTCTAAAAAGTTCTATGAAAAGCAGCCAAGAGCATTTCCTTATGGGGCTTTTCCTTATGTTCAACCATTTTACTGGGTTGCAGGTTACTGTGAGAATGAAACATGAAAAAACTATTAATATCATTAGCATTTGTTATGTCTCCAGCTTATGCTCAAAACTCATCTCCGCCACCTGATATGTTTCATCAGATGGTTCCTTTCTCTTTATACTGCGTAAATAGTTTTGAGAGGATGGTAGAGATTATGCACGATGACTTTAAAGAAGTTCCTCTTCTAATGTCACACATGAGCGAGATTAGCACTGTAATTGTTTTTACCAACAAAGATAAAACAACATCTACTTATGTTGGTGCTAAAGTAGATAAGCAAGGCAACGAAGAAGTGTGTATATTGTGGAGCGGAAAGTCAGAAGAAGGCTTATCGTTTTCGTTAAATCCAAATCCAGTATTCCCAGAGCCTTTAAAGAAGCAAGGAACTGAACTCTAATGGAACCATCTATCATGGTGGATGCCCTTATTGGCGTAATCCTATTCCTTGGTGGATGGTTAGTCAAAAGAATATTCTCACAGATAGATAGACTACACGCTAGAGTTACAGACCTTGCAACTCAAACTGTTAGTCGCGCAGAACTAGACACTCATATAGATAGAATTCTTGATCGAATAGACACGCTTGAACAAAGGTTGTTAAATAAATGAACATTGATGCAAAGTTTTTTGGGATAATTATTTTTGTTATTGCACAGACAGGCGGCGCTATTTGGTGGGCAAGTAGTCTTTCTTCAGAAGTAAACAGGCTTTCTGCGTTAGTTGACAAATCAGATCAAATGGTATCCGGCCTTGACTTGCTTAATTTTAAAGTAGAAGAAGTTTGGAAGGCTATTGACAAACTTGAAAAAGTAGACACGGATATTATGATTCAGCATGAGGCAATATTTGAGGCTCTTGCTGAAGACAGTTCTAGAAACAATCCTTATGAGTGACTTAGAGGTATCCGATAAAACTAGCGTAGGGTTACCGCTAAGAAATCTTATAGGCCTTGCTAGTGCTGTAGCTATAGGTACATGGGCTTGGTTTGGTCTACAAGAGAGGCTCAATGTACTGGAGACTAACCAGATTTTAATGCAGAAGTCTGTAGAACAAAATGAAAATTTTCGTATAAAGTGGCCTCGTGGCGAGTTAGGGGCGCTACCAGCGGATGCTGAACAGTTCATGTTGCTTGAGCATCTGGCTTCTGAGTTTGACAAGTTACAAGGTATTATAGAAACAGGCAAAGCACCATACGATCAACAGCAAGCGTTGACATTAGATTTTTTTAAACAACGTATTGAAAATCTTGAGCGTCATGTTGAAGTGTTAAAAGATAAGACATCTGAAATGAAAGCAAACAATGGAGTACATTAATGCAACTAAGTATGATTGTTCTTGTGCTTTATTTAAACGGCTCTGTCATTGAGTTTATGGGACACCACGAAACAGGTAGTGGATGGGAACGTATGGGAATGGCAGGATGTTTGCAGATGAAGCGAACATTAAAGAGAAATGGCTGGAAAGACAACCTTGATGGAACCACTAGGTATGCTTGCGAAAAGCGTGACGTAGAACTTAGAATTAATTGGGAGGGCAACGAAGTCGTTGCTTCAATAAAATGAAACATTTAAAGGAACAGGATGAAACGTATTTGCAACACCTACGAAAGGCAATGTACTTTGCTGGCTGTCTGTTGGTTGGGAGTCTGTGCGCTTTCGCTCATGCTCTTGTTCCATGCATTTTAACCAAGACAACTACTAATTTAATTAATCATATACAGGGCAGATTAGCAGGAGAATGAGCACTATTGACAATAACTCAGAAAGCGCGAGATCAACTGAACCATCTTCTAAAGGATGGAGAGGTTTTAGAAATAGGCTTAAAGGGTGGTGGATGCAATGGCCTTATTGTGACTTTAGAGAAAGCGATCTCGAAAGGCACTACCCAACTGAACATTGGCGACAACACCAGATTCGCAGATCAGATGTCGCAGACATACTTACAAGGCGGTAGCCTTGACTACGAGGATACAGGATTTTCTAAAACGTTTGTGGTCAACCCAGGTGAAGGTACAGCAAGATGCGGATGTGGTAATAGCATCGCTCTTCCAGAAGTGTAATAATCTTACAATATTTAGGAGTCAATAGTGAAAGAAAAATGGAACGCACTACCAAAAAAGACAAAGATGTGGATTTTAATTGGAGCAGCAGGGCTTATCGTAGTCTCTGCTATCTGGGGTTAGCCCTAGGACTTATTGGATGCACGACAATAAAGAAAGCCGGAGTTACAGCGACAGCGGCGGCGGCAGGTGCGACTGCGGGGACTGTATTGAGTGGGGGTGCGATTGCGCCGATAGCGGGAGCCATGACAAGTGCCTTTGTGGCAGATGTGGTGACAGAAGTGACGGATACGTCCCCTACTACTATGGGGGGTAGTTGCGCTCCTGATAACTTCTGGAGTTTACTCGGCTCTATGACAGAGATGGGAGGTTGGTTGCTTATTTTGGTGGTTGTAATTCCTATGGTGCTTGGATGGTTTTTACCAGGCCCTGTAAAAATGAAAGGCAGAGAGCCTAAACATAACAATCCATACATACGATGAAAGAATATGTAAAAGACTGTTTAAAGTCTTTTTTGGGTGTAGTTGTTTATGTTTTTGTTTTGCTTTGTGTGATGTATGTTTCTATAGGAAAAGCAGACTTTAAATCAACATTCCTTATAGGCGAGCCAGAAGGAAGGTATATATCTCCATATTCCACGTTGTCTTGGCTGTCAAATGATTTAGATGATAATTGGAGAAATCGTGTTTTAGGCATGATCAGCGGTGATACCCATGCTGATATTATGGCAAGAAGTACAGCAAAAGACTTTGGAGTAGTTGACGGCGTTGATATAGATAGTTGGCGTAATAGAATTAGCACTTTGCGCTCTAACGGTATTGCTCCGGTAGTATGGTTGATAAGTGATGACAGTCCGGATGTATATGCGAAAGGTTTAGATAACCAGATTGATTACCAAAATCAAGTTGTTTCTGCGGTTGATGACGTTGTTAGCCATTATGTGGTCTGTCTTGAGTGTGACGAATATTATAGCCCTGCACAGGTATCTACACTGATAGGGGAACTCAGGAAAAAAACAGATAGGCCGATAGGGGTGCATTTAAAGCCGGGGGTTAAGGCTGAGTACATTAAGGATGCTGATATAATATACCTTCAAACAGGATTTAATCTGAATGAGGCACAGTTCCGACAACAAATTGAGAACGCTCTTAGGTTTGGAAAACCAGTTGTCGTATCTGAGTATGACCTCCAAGGAACGTCAGGAAGAGCGAAAGCGTTTGGCGACATTGCTTGCTCCTATCCCGGAGTTGTCGGAACAGGAAACGGAAGAGGAACAACATCTTGTCAAACCCTAGAGTGGGGTCAGACAAAAAAGAAAAAGTGGTATCAACGCCACGAAAAAGAAATAGTCGTTTCTGGGATCGCAGTTGCCACCCTCTTCGCAATGTTAAAGGAAACGCCAAAACTAAAACTACACGTCGATGACAACGGTTATGAGTTAGGATTAAACTCAGGCGGTTATAGTTTGAGATACTCTGAAGATAGAGTAACTGCTACATACAGGATAGAATTTTAATGGCTACTACATTAACATTAAGACAAACAAAAGGAAGCCCTCTTTCATACAATGAGATGGATTCTAATTTACAGAGTTTAGACGTAAATAAGCAGGAAACCATACCGAATTTAGGCGTAGCAACTTCATTAGATTCGTCTGTAGATAAAATTCTTTTTTATGATAACTCTACAACAACAGCAAAATCAATTATACCAAACAATATAACTGCTTTTGTTGAGAGAACTTTAATAGTAAAATGCGTAAATGATTCTATTGCTCCTGTAACAGGAAATGGAATTGCTCACATAACTATACCATCTTCGTTAAATAATAAAAGATTAAAATCTACAGAAGCGCATGTTTATACAGTAGGAACAGGCGGCTCTATAACAAATGTTCAAATACATAATCTAACAGATGGGGTTGACATTCTTTCAACTCCTATAACAATAGATTTAAACGAAAAAGATTCTTCTACTGCCGCAACGCCCAATGTTATAAGCGCAAACAATCTTGTGTCTACTGCCGATGTGCTTAGAATAGATGTTGATGCTGTTGCAACAAATACTTTAGGGCTAGAAATTAGAATGATTTTTGGTGTTTAATATGCTACAAATTGGAGTATATTCCGAACCTCCATCTGTTGAGGTTAAAAGTAAAAAAATTATTTCAGAAATAAAATGTTCTCTAAACGAGACTCCTGAAAATATAACAAGCAATATAAAATCAAATATAGATAAAGATTTTCCTCAAATAATTCCACACGAAACACAGCCAGATAAAGTTGTTTGTGTAGTTGCAGGAGGGCCTTCTTTACATGACACATTTGATCTTTTAAAGAAGAGAAAAGATCAAGGATGCCCTGTAGTTGCTTTAAACGGTGCTTATAAATTTTGTATAGATAGAGGATTAAATCCTTCTGCTATGATTATGTTAGACAGCAGAGAGTTTAATAAAAGATTTGTTGAGCCAACATTAGATAAATGCAAATATTTCATTGCTTCTCAATGTCATCCTAGCGTTTTTGACAAACTTTATAGCCATGAAACTTATATATGGCATTGCGCGGGAGATACAGATAACGAGCATTTGTTAGAAGAAAAATATAATGGTCAATACTATCCAGTAATGGGAGGTTCTACTGTTACATTTAGAGCAATTCATTTACTTAGAATGCTAGGATTTTGTAAGTTTGAAATTTTTGGTTTTGATAGTTGCATCATGGATGAACACCACGCATATTCACAACCAGAAAATGATGAAGAGCAGGAAATAGAAGTTGTTTTGGGAGATAGAAAATTTAGATGTACCGTAGCCCATTTTCAACAAGCAAAAGAGTTTGTACAATTAGTTAGTACAACTGGAGATCACTACGAACTGTCCGTTCACGGTGATGGACTAATATCGTACATTATTAAACATCCAGAAATACTTAAGGAGGCGGCTTAAATGGCGGCTACAGCATGGACTTTTTATAATAGTTTTAGAGAATATTTAGGAAACGGCCAGTTTGACCTAGATGGTACTGGTACTGGTTTTTACATGGCTTTGCATACTAGCGCGGCAAGTGCTAACGCAAACAATGTTGCTCTATCTACTCAGGCATCATTAGGCAATGAAGTTGCTAATGGAAATGGTTACGCCACTGGAGGCGCATCCGTTACGTCCAGAACTTGGGCATCTGTTGCAACTAACAAATACAGATTTGATTCTACTGCTGTTACTTGGACTGCTACTGGTGGAACTATTCCTAATATTAAATACGCGGTTGTATACCAAGCAGGCGGTAAACTTGTTTGCTTTTCTAAATTAACAACTTCTCAATTCACTCTTGCACAGGATAACACATTGACAGTTACCCCTAGTGCAACTGGAATATTTGAATTAGCCTAGGAGAATAATAATGGGATTGGAAACAGCCTCCTATATTAGCCAATTAAATAGTTCAAATCCAACGGCGACAGACCCTGTAAGTGAAGGCGATGACCATTTGCGTCTTGTCAAAGGAGTCCTAAAGACTCAGTTTTCTGGCCTTAGTGGGACTACTGCGGTCACTGCTAGTGAAGCAGAAATGAACATCTTGGATGGAGTTACAGCCAGTACGTCTGAATTGAATATTATGGACGGTGTTACTGCTACTACTTCTGAACTAAATATTATGGATGGGGTTACTGCTACTACATCTGAAATAAATATCATAGATGGAGTAACGGCTACTACAGCAGAACTTAATTACACTGACGGAGTGACATCTAACATCCAGACTCAGTTAGATGCTAAACCAGATTTATCCGATGCTCAAACTTGGACAGCGGGACAGCGCGGAGAAATAACTGCGCTATCTTCAGCAACAACTATTACTATTGATATGGCAAACAGTAATAACTTTAGTGTAACACTTGCTCATAATGCGGCATTTGCTAATCCATCGAATGACACAGCAGGACAAAGCGGAAGCATATTCATTACTCAGGATGGCACAGGTAGTCGCACGGCCAGTTGGGGAAGCGACTGGGACTTTGCAGGAGGAACCGCACCAACTCTAACGACTACAGCGGCGGCTGTAGATAGGATAGACTATATTATACTTGATGCGTCTAACATCCACGCTGTAGCAACACTAAATCTTTCGTAATGCCTGTATTTAATAATGTTCTAGCAGGATCATCCGCTCAAGCAATTGGCTATGACATCGACCAGTCGGTTCGGTTTAACAGTCCCGATTCTGCTCGTTTAACTAGAACAGCAGGAACAGCCACATCTAACGATATTGGAACTTTGTCTTTCTGGACAAAACGCGGTATAGTTAGTGGAGGTAGGGCATTTTTTAGTAATCATGCTGATGCTAACAATAGAACGTATGTTGGTTTTGATTCCGATAAAATTCAGATGTATGGGGTGATTGGTGGATCAGCGAGTTCGCCAGAACTTGTAACTTCGCAAGTGTTTCGTGATCCCGCCGCTTGGTATCACATTGTTATTGCGGTTGATGTAACTCAATCTACGGCGTCTAACAGAGTAAAGTTTTACGTTAACGGAAGTCAAGTTACGGATTTTTCGACAGAAACTTATCCGCCCCAAGATACAGATTTACCTCTTTTTTCCAAAACTAATATGCAAGTCGGGGCGCATTACTCTAGTTCTGTTGGAGATTACTATGATGGATACTTCGCAGAGTATTACTACATAGACGGTCAAGCACTTACACCTTCATCTTTTGGCGAAACAAACGAAGATACTAATCAATGGCAAGCGATTGAGTACGATGGAAGTTACGGTGATAACGGGTTCTATCTAAAGTTCCAAGACTCATCTGCATTAGGCGATGACTCTAGCGGCAATACCAACGACTTTACGGTTGCGAATTTGGTTGCCGCAGATCAGGTAATTGACAGCCCTACAAATTCTTATGCGACTCTCAATCCTCTTAATCCTGTCACCGGTACATTTTCTGAAGGCAACTTAAAGTATGCCGGCCCCGGCGGGTGGAACCAGTGCGTCAAAAGCACGATGGAAATTCCCAACACTGGCAAATGGGGATTCCGTGTTGACTACTCTGGCAACGCCTCTGGGAGCGCAGAAGGTTCAGTCTTTACTCTTGTTGGTGTCTGCAAAACATCTCAGACGGCTTTCACCGGAGGGCCAGATTTTTCAGAAGGTCTTTGGTATTCCGACGCTGGATATGTATATAACTTTTCATCCACAGCGCAAACAGAAACTGCCATTTCTAACAACGACTATGTTGAAATGCTTATTGACTCTGATGCTAATAGTTACATTTTCAAACTAAATGGAACATCTGTTAATAATGGAACGATTGGGACAACAGACCCGATCTCTGTAGTTATTCAGCAATATAACAACTCTTACGCAAATCCAGAGTTTGATTTTGGACAAAGAGGTTACGAGCCATCTGACTCAGATTACAAAACGCTTTGCACTGATAACCTCCCTGACCCTAGCATCGCTGATCCTACGGCCCACTTCAACTCGGTGTTGTACACCGGAACAGGTGGATCACGCTCAATCACGGGCGTAAATTTTTCCCCCGACCTGACGTGGATCAAAAGCCGAAGCAATACTTACCAACATATGTTGTTCGACTCTGTTCGTGGAGCAACAAAATATTTAGTGTCAGATGCGACAGATGCAGAGGCTACTGATGCAACACAACTTACAGCGTTTGATGCTGATGGTTTTTCTTTAGGTAGTGGTACAGTTGTTAATGGAACGTCAGCCACTTTTGTAGGGTGGAACTGGTTAGCCGCCGCATCTAATACATCAGTAAGCGCAGGAAGTATAGATGGAACTAATCCAACTATTGCTTGTACAAGAAGAACAAATACTACTGCGGGTTTTTCAATAGTTTCTTGGGAAGGCACAGGATCAAACGGAACAGTTGCTCATGGTTTAAGCCAACCGCCAGAACTCATCATTAACAAAAGCAGAACTCTAGGAACCTCTTCTTCTCAATGGGCGGTTCAAAGTATTCTTTGGAATAGCGCAAGTGATACAAATATATTGTATCTACAAGGAACTGCGGCACAATCAGACGATACAAACGTATTTCAAGCGGCCCCAACATCTACGGTATTTTCTCCGCAAGGTGGTGGATGGGCAGGTATTGGAGCAAGCGGAGAAGATTACATAGCCTACTGTTTCCATAGTGTCGAAGGCTACAGCAAGATAGGAACTTACGTTGGTAATTCAAATTCAGATGGCCCATTTATTTACACAGGTTTTCGTCCTGCTTTCATAATGGTGAAATTGGCAACAGCGTCTGATGGCTATTGGGTAATGTTTGACAACAAACGTGATCCTGACAACCCAACTGATCGCGTCATCTACGCAAACTTAACTGCTATTTCCACCGATGTTAGTTCTTACTCTCCATACGATATTTTATCTAATGGATTTAAATCAAGAATTCCCGGAGGAAACGGTAACGAGGCTAGTTATAACAGCAGTGGGCAAACGTACATCTACTTGGCCTTTGCCGAATCACCCCAAAAATACTCAAACGCGAGGTAACCCATGTGGTATAGCGAAACACAATCTTCAGTAATAAAAACGCCTCGCGCCTTAACGGTAAATGGCGTACAGCACCCTGCAAACATTTTTCGTGTTTGGTCAGAGGAAGAATTAGAGGCAATTGGAATTTATTCTCTTGAGATTGTTACTCCAGACTCTAGGTATTACAATACTGGCGCAAAAAACCTTGAAAAGAAAAGCCGCAGAAATCCTGATGGGACTTTTGCGGGAGGCGTTGATTACTACGAACTAACTTATGACACTACAGAAAAAAATGTAGATGATCTTAAGTCTGATCTTATCTTAAAGATTAAAGCAAACACAGGTGTATTGATTGCTCCTTCTGACTGGATGGTTATTAGAGCGGCTGACGGTGGTACTTCTATGCCTGCTGATTGGACTACATACCGTAGCGAAGTTAGAGCGCATGGCAACAGTCTTGAGAATGGAGTAGAAGCGTTTGCATCCTTGCAGGCAGTAAAGAATTTTCAGAACCATGAGGCGCAGGAAGAGCGTTACGTTGTAGTTAAAAACGAAGACGGTTCTAAAAGTCCGGGTTCAGATACTGAAGTAATAAATATCGTTGTTGATAAAACATACTGGAACTGGCCTTCCGCACCAGACGCAGTTGCAGACCCATATCACGTTAGGTACTTGTAATGGCTATCGCTTGGTCAAGCGAATCAGCCAATTG